TTTCTTTATGTTGTTTTTATTAATAATTAACTATAAAAATAATTTGTAAAAATTAATTTATAACTAAATTTTTAATTTAGTGTTACCCCCCTATGGGGGGTATATATGTAAAAAACACCCTACGACATTTACGTGCATTTTTTTCAGAAAACACTTGGTCATGTAAAATAAGACTTGACTTTCGACTTTTTAACCAGATAAAATACAGGGTTATTTTTTTTATAAAAAAGGGTATTACAAGACTGTTTTTTGCGCTGATAAATTCTTTGTAATAAATTAGGTTATGGGTTAGATTCAAACATGGCTATTGCTATGACAGAATTATTAAATCTTTCTGCTGAAGAACAGAAATATATATTAGATAAAATATCTACTGATATATACACTCCTATCGAAATCGACCAACAAGTATATTATATTCCTTCTGCGGTCAACGATTTAATCGAGAAACTGTACGAGAAAACAGTGTCATTAAAATCACAAATAGATAATGGACTATCAAAAAATACGGAATAAAAGACATTACGTTTACGATGACATAGATGAATTTAGGGTACACAATCCAAACACAGAGGTAAAAAAGGATTGGAAAACAGCGAACGAAGGAGATTGGGTATACACAGACGATGGTAGAATAGTTCAACTTTTAAAAGTGTCTTCTAATATTAAACATCACAACGACAGAAAAAACTACAAATATGCAGATGGATGGGTTCGTACGATTGTTGGAACATTTATAATTAACAAAACATCAACTATGGATAGCGATTTTACTAAGCATCCTAACAGATATACGTTTAGTGGTACAAAGCCACAGAGTACAAAAGAACGTAAAAACATCACTAATAAAGAAAAAATGTTTGCAACAAATGTTGCTGTAGGAATGGGTATCGTAAAGTCTTACATGGATGCCTTTGATTCTGATGACACAATAAAATCTAAAAAGAAAGCTGTAATGCTTATAAAACAGGATAGAGTTATGCGTGAAATAGAAAAATCAGTAATGGATATTGCAAAGAATATGGGTCTTGACCACGAGTATGTATTAGGTAAACTAAAGTTACTTGCTGACAATAGTGAAGATGACAATATTGTGTTGCAATCTGCTAAAGAAATTGGTAAAATCATAGGGACAACAGGTAATACTGTAAAACAAAAGGAACTGGGTATGATAGGTATGTTTCAAGGGTTTAGTCCACAACAACTAGAAGAAGCGAAACGACCACTGCTCGAAGCTCGTGAGGAGGAGTAATGAATTGCAGACATTGTGGTTCTGATAGTTATAAGAAAAATGGTAAACGTGGTACTGTTCAGAGGTATAAATGTAATACGTGCAAACGTGAATATTCTGATTCATACGATAACAACAACAATTCCAACACCAATACAAGTTCGTATGTAGAAGAAATGAATTACATATACATCGATGATGTAGAAAACAAAAAAGCACCAACATTAAAAAGTATATTAAAGAAGTTTAAGATTAGTGAAGACGTTTGGAAGGTAACTAACTTTAAAGTTAATCAATGGGATGTATCTGCTAAGCAAGAAGTAGATGGTAAGATTGTTTGGAATACCCATACTAACTATCAAGCAAAAGCTACACTTGTTAGAAAGAAACCAGTAAAGGTTGACTTTCCACACATACAAGGTGCAACAGTAAAAGATGTAAAGTTTAACGTCAATATACCTAAACGAGATATGAAAGTTGATGTTATACTGCCTGACTCACAATGTGGATACAAACGTGATATGCAAACAGGTAAACTAGAACCTTTGCATGATTTAAGGGCAATTAATATAACAACTGAAATAATTAAGGAAATAAGACCTAATCGCGTTATAATGTTAGGCGATATGCTTGATTTACCTGATTGGTCTACGCATTATGTACGTTCACCAGAGTTTTATTTTACAACACAACCAAGTATAGACTATGTTGCATCTTGGATAAATGAACTACGACCATATTGTTCAGAGATGGTTTACATAGAAGGTAATCACGAAAAACGTATGATGGATAGTATTGTGCAAAATACAATACAAGCGTATGGTATAAAACCTGCTAACGAACCAGACGTACCACCACTTATATCGATACCCTATATTCTTGGTTTGCATAAACTAGGAGTAGAATATGTCGGACAATATCCTCATGGTGAGTATTATATTAACAATAATCTTGTATGCATACATGGAAACAAAGTAGGTGCTAAGAGTGGTCAAAGTGTAATGAAATTACTTGACTCACCTAGAATCAGTATAATACAAGGACACATTCACAGACTTGAGATGGCACACAAAACTGTGTGGACACAAGGAAAACCTAAAATATACCAAGCGGTTTCTATGGGAACACTTGCACGTATTGATGGTATTGTACCTGGCGGAGGTACTCGATACAATTGGCAACAAGGTTTTGGTGTCATAGAGTATGATGATGAAAGATTCCACATTGATACTGTTGGTATCTATGATGGGCATTGTATTTATAAAGGAAAACACTACATAGGTAAAAATGAAGAATAAAATAAAAAGAACGACTCGTGCTGATTTAATAAACGAAGTTTACAGAATACACGAATCGATACGAATGTTATTTGGTGAAGTTAGAAAAGTGCATATTTTGTTTGAACAATATTTAGAAATGAAAAAGGATACTACTAAGTTTGAAAAGTACCTCAAAGATAAAGTCGAAGAAGATAAACGTCAACAAACAGAACGTAAGTGAAGCAGAAAAAGCTTTACAACTTGCGTACACTGATTTAATTGCGTTTGGTAAATTATTTTTAGCTGGTGACTTTGGCAAATCTAAAAGTCCTATTTTTCATTATGAAATAGGTGATGCTTTACTAGAGAATACAACAAAGTCATTAGCACTTATATTGCCTAGACAAAGTGGTAAGACTCAACTCTTTAAAACTTTTTTGTTGCACAAGATACTTTTTAAAAAACCTGACGACTTAATGTTTATGGCTTGGGTATCTGACAATCATCGTAAGTCAATTCTAAACTTGCAATACATTAAACAGCATTTACAAACTAACGATGTTATTAAATATTACTTTGGTGATGTTGTTGGAGATAAATGGACTGAAACAGATATTGTAACGAAAACCAATGCAAAACTTATTAGTAGGTCAAACTTGTCTAGTGTTCGTGGAGAAAACTATTTAGGTAAACGATATGACATTGTTGCTCTTGATGATACCGAAAGTGAAACAAATACAGTTACTAGAGAAGCTAGAGAAAAAATTAAGAACATTGTTTACAATGGTGTCAAACCTGCTCTTGACGTAAATGGTCGATTGATATTTGCTGGAACTCCTGTACACTTCGACAGTCTTTGCCAAAACATTTTAGAAGGTTACGATAAAGCAGAAAACAAAGATAAATATACTTGGAATGTTATATCTTACAAATCATCGCAACCAGAAATGGAAGGTGGTGTATTGTGGAACTCGTATATTCCACGTGCAAAACTTGACAGAATAAAAAGAGAATATGCAGAAGCAGGTCGTATACATGGATATTATCAAGAGTACGAACTTGAGGTGCAAAACGAAGAAGAAGCTGTTTGGGGTAGAAAGTATATAAAGAATTGGAAAGGGTATTACGAACACAAAGATGGTCAAAACTATCTTGTGATTAATAAAGAACCTATTCCTGTAAATACATTTATTGGTTGCGACCCAGCAACAGACATTGACACTAAAACGTCAGACTTTTCAGTAATTATGGTTATTGCTATTGACCAAGATAACCAATTGTATGTTGTAGACTATGAAAGACATCGCAGTATACCTACAGTTGGACAGAGAGATAATGAAGGAGATATACTGGATAAAAAAGGAGTTGTTGATTATATTTTAGAACTTCACGAAAAGTATCATTGTATATCATCAACAGTAGAAGACGTAGCGATGAATAGAAGTATTTTTCAAGCATTGAACGAACGCAGACGTATAGAAAACAAGTTTAACATTAGTGTTATCCCAGAAAAACCTGGCGGTAAAAACAAAAGAAATAAGATTTATAGTGGCTTAAGTGGTAGATTTAGTACAGGAAATGTCTTTTTGAAAGAAAATATGTTTGATTTAATCAACGAAATTGTTACTTTCGGCCCGAAGATGAACCACGATGACACGATTGAGACTCTTTATTACGCACAATTGCACTCATTTCCACCCAATATGAGTCAAAATAAAGACAGAAGTGGTTGGTATAAGATAAAACGTAAAGCCAAAAGTTGGGTTGTGTCGTAATGCCAAATAAAAAAGCAAAAGAGCGTAAACGTAATCGTAGGAAACTTGCAATAGAAAATAAAACTCGTAAACGCATATTAAAAAAGATGCAGAAAGAAAAACGTAATGCAAGAGAAACAACCTAAACAAAAATTAGAAACAAGAGATATAAAAAGTGGAGCTTTGACTTATACTCAATATAAAGTTGGTGATACATTTTACGATTTAAAAGATATGCAAAGAATGGTTTTGTTTGGGGTAAGAGATGCAAATAGGTTGGCGGCGAAATTAAGAGAAAATCCTAGTAACAATAAACTTGCAAGAGAGTTTCAATCTACATTTAATCGTGTTGTAGAGTTTGATATGAATCCAGATAGAAAAATTAAAGAAGATGGATTTTTTGGTAACGAAACAGTAAAAGCTGTTCAGGAAGTAGAATCTATGGCAGAAAAACTTTCTTCAGATTTATTGTTTAATCGTATAAGTAGAAATAGAGATTTTAATTTAAAAAAATATATAGACGATACAAATATGTATGGTGATGAAGCTTTAAGAAAAAAATATCCTCAAATTAAAGATAAATATGGAAGAAGAAAATATTTTGTAGATGGTAAATATATATCTGAAAGACAGTTGATTATAGAGAGAGAAGGATTAGATAAATAATGGCAAGAGTTACCAATAAAAGCAAAGCTCAAGAAAATAAACAACTGTGGGATAGAGCAAATAGTACCGATAGAAGTAAATGGCGTTCTAAAAGTCAAAAAGGATACGATTTTTACCTTGACGAACAATTAACTGAAATAGAACAGGATGCATTAGAAGAATCAGGAATGCCAACATTTACGATTAATAGGATACTTCCTATAATTGAAATTATGAAATATTTTGTAACTGCTAATAATCCACGATGGAGAGCAGTTGGAGTTACTGGTGATGACGCAGATATAGCACAAGTTCATTCAGATATTGCAGATTATTGTTGGAATCTATCCAATGGTAATTCTGTATATGGTCAAGTAATTCTAGATTCTCTTGTAAAAGGTGTTGGTTACTTTTTAATAGATGTTGACCAAAATAAAGACAATGGTAAAGGAGAAGTTACTTATAGTCGTATAGACCCTTATGATGTATTTGTAGACCCAGCAAGTAGAGATTTTCTATTTAGAGATGCTGGTTTTATTATTGTAAAAAAGAATATGTCAAAATCTCAATTAAAAAATCTTTTTCCACAACACGCTGCAAAAATAAACAAAGTTACTAGTCATTCTGATTTTGATGGTGTTTACTCTCAAAGAGATATTGAAACATCAAAAGTTATACAGCCTGAAGACATAACAACAACCTATGCACAAGGTGGAGAAGAAGACCAAATTGTTGGGTACTACGAAAAATATTCAAAAGTAAAAGTTCCTTTTGTTAATGTATTTGTAAATATACCTCCTGATGAAGAAACTTTAGAACAAATGAAATCTGCAATTGAAGTACAAGTACAAGAATTTCAGGCAGAAATAGATGTTACATTAAAAGAAACTATAATGAACATTGAAACACAATTGCAAAATGGTGAAATTATTGAAGACAGAGCTAGATTAGAAATACAAAAAGCAGAACAACAAGCACAAGAACAAGTAGAATTACGAAAACAACAACTAGTATCACAATCACAAGAAGAAGTAAGTAAAGTTAAACAAATGATTATGAGAGAAGGTGAATTTCTCAACATGATGAAAGGTAAAGACTTTGCTGAAAGAGTTGTTGATTATGTAAAGTTTTTTGAAACAAGAATTATGTTATGCTGTAGCGTAGGCGATGATGTACTTCTCTATGAGTACGAGTTACCAATTAATGAATACCCTATAATACCCATACCTTACCTCTATACAGGCACACCTTACCCTATGTCAGCCGTAATGCCTCTAATTGGTAAACAACAAGAGATAAATAAAGCTCACCAGATTATGATTCACAATGCCAACTTAGCATCTAACCTTAGGTGGATGTATGAAGAAGGTTCTGTTGATGAATCTGAATGGGAACAATATTCGTCATCGCCTGGCGCACTCTTAAAGTATAGGCAAGGATTTAATCCTCCAACTCCTATACAACCAGCACCTATTAACAACGCATTTTATAGTATTACCCAACAAGGCAAAGCAGACGCAGAGTACATTTCTGGTGTACCATCTGCTATGATGGGTTTTACTTCTGAACAAGCAGAAACATACAGAGGATTACTTGCTAACGATGAGTTTGGTACAAGAAGATTAAAATCTTGGATGTCTACAATTGTAGAACCAGCATTAGAACATCTTGGTAGAGTATTCCAGCAAGTCGCACAACGTCATTACACAATTGATAAAGTATTTAGAATAGTACAACCTGAAGCAGGACAAAAAACAAGTGAAGACTCAGAAGTCAGAATCAACATTCCTATTTACAATGACTATGGTCAAGTTATAGGAAGGTGGATGGACTACGAGTCTGCAAACTTTGATGTAAGAATTATAGCAGGTGCAACATTACCATTGAATAGATGGGCATTACTTGAAGAATACTTTAGATGGTTCCAATCTGGACTAATTGATGATGTAGCTATGATTGCAGAAACTGATATTAGAAATAAGAAGCAATTAATCGAACGTAAAAGTCTATATTCTCAGTTGCAATCACAGATACAAGGACTCTCTCAACAAATCAAAGATAGAGATGGAACCATCGAAACTCTAGAACGTCAATTAGTACAATCTGGTATAAGAATGAAGGTACAAGAAGGTGGATTAAAAGTTAAAGATACACTTCAGAAAACAGATGCAGAACAAAAACTTCTAAGAAATATGATGAGAGCAGAGTTTGATATTATACGCAGAGATTTGCGAAACGAAGTAAAAGACGATATTAAATCTAAAAAAGATGAGCAAAAAAAAGACTTTGAAGATTCTGCTAAAGATAAATAAATTTAACAAACATAAAAGGATAAATTATGAATAGTCAAGAACAAGTAAGCAACGCTCTTTCAGGAGCCCCAGAAAGTTCTTCTAGTGAAGAAATGGGTGTCGATGAGTTTTTCGAGGCTCTAGACAACCAAGTAAATGGTTCAATCTATGATAATGAACCACTGACTGAACAATCTCAGACAACCTCTAATGAGGTGGTAGAAGAGTACACACAATCTGAACCATCTGATATGAGCCCTGTGGAAGGTCAGGATACGGATATTGAAAATCTGCAAAAACGGTATAGTGATTCTAGTAGGGAAGCTAAGAAGCTTAACAAACAGTTAAAGGAGCTGGAACCATATATGCCAATACTCGATGCTATGAAAGAAGACCCTAATTTAATCACTCATGTGAGAGGTTATTTTGAGGGTGGTGGAGAAGCGCCTAGTACGATGAAAGAAAAACTAAACTTAGGTGAGGATTTTGTGTTTGACCCTGATGAAGCTATGTCAAATCCTAATTCAGATTCTGCAAGAGTATTGTCAGCAACAATTGATGGAGTAGTTCAAAGACGATTAAATGAATCTATGTCCAAGCAGAAACAAGAGAATACAAGACTTGCAAAAGAAATTGAGTTTAAGCAGAAACATAACTTAACAGATGACCAATGGTCTAAGTTTGTTGATTTTGCAAAAAATAAAACTTTAGAGTTAGATGATATTTATTATCTAATGAATAAAGGTAAAAGAGAGCAAACTATTGCTCGTAATGCAAATCAAGAAGTAACTAACCAAATGAAGAAAGTTCAACAAAGACCTGCGTCATTAGCGTCAGCTGGTAGTTCACCAGAACAAGATAAAAGTCCTGACGATATGGTTTTCGATACTATTCTAGGTGCTGAAAATAAATTGGAAAAAGCACTAGGATTCTAAAACTATTGTTTTAGTCTCCTATTGTCAAATCAGTAAAACAGAATAGGAGCCTAAAATGGCAAGTTCACTATTACAAATTGGTAGCGTTACTGGTTTAACTGAGAGTACCGCTGGACTCACTAGTTCCCCAGTACTTGATACTGGTGATTTACGGAGACGGTATAACTTTGGAGACCGAGTATCTGAGTTAGCGATTGCACAAGACCCGTTCTTTCGCTTGGTGTCTAAAGTAAACAAGAAACCAACGGATGACCCTCAGTTTAAATTTACAGAGCGTAGACCATCTTATCATAAGCGATATGCTTATGTCATGGGTTTTGTATCTAATGCAAGTGAAGAGTTTGCAAATGCAGAACTCGACCAGTTTGGAACAGCAGCCGCTGTTTCTGCAGCTGGACAATCAGTTAAAGTCTTTATGGCAACGGACTATAAATCAGCTGGAAATATTAGCAATGTTTCAGGACAAACAGGTTCATCAAAAATTGATGTTGGTGCGTCTGGAACAAGACCTGCGTTTTTTCTACCTGGCCAATTAGTTAGAATACCTGTTACAGCAACCGCTGGTGGTGGTGCTAGTTCAGTTGGGTATCACATTATGAAAGTAGATACTGTAACTGATAGCTTAACAAAAGATGGTAAAGAATGTGTAGCTTTAGAAGGTAAAATTGTTAAGTTTGAAACAGGAAAAAATGAGTTAGCTTCATTTGTAAGTGATAACTTTAGCCCTGGCGGAAGCGCTGGAGATGAAGTTGTTGCAGACAGAACTATCTCATCACAATTAGAACCAATTAGAAGTTATGTTGTTGGTTCTGCACATGCTCAAGGTAGTACTTACCCACAAACATGGCAAGACAATCCTTTCTCAACTGGTAATGGTCTAACACAGATTTGGAAGACTGCATTATCAATGGACAACACAACTCGTGCAACAGTACTAAA